TTGATTCGACCATGCATATATATATATATATATATTGCTTATGGCGTACAACAATGCAACTGCTCCTCTCCGAGAATCGCTGTCGATGTACCTATTGTTGCGCCTCCACTGCCTCCGCTCCACGTGAGACTATCGCTCACATCAAACCGCCTAGCCAGCGAGAGACCCTACCCTAGTGCATACTCCACTGAGTACACACTAGCCGGTGATTCAGGCAGCCTTGTCTTTCCCATTCTGGGCCAGGCCGAAGGCATGCCGAACGACACCGCGCCGTTGCTTGTGATTGGATTTCGGATAGTCTTTCTTCAGCTTGCCCATCGACTGCTGATAGTTCAGACCAGCCACCTTGTACCGATCAGCCGCAGCTTGCAGCTTGTTGTGGTACTCATCACTGATACGTGACATGATTACTCCTTCTTTTCCCAATGATCGTTGGAGTGGGGGTAGGTCCGAGTGACATACTCGATCAGGTTCTTGGCTGTCTGCAAGCTGCAGTTCAGCTGACAACGAACCAGCTTGATAGCATGTGGCTTGCTAATGGACTGAGCCACAGCCTCGATACCTGCCTTCACACCCTCTTGACCTGTAATGTTATCACTCATACTGTGCACCTGTCAGAAAGTACGTTGGTTACGCTGCTGATAGTCCAGCTCACGCTGGTTCTCAAGCAACTCCCTTGTGTAGTCCTCGTTCTCGCCGATCACGAACACACACTTACCATCCCTGATCGACACCACGTAGAACCACTCGTCCATGTCAACACCACCGCTTTCTTCCTCGATGGTATCGACAGCACGTTGGATGCACTGATCCAGCTTACTCAACTCACTTGCATCTGCACTCTGTGCACATTGAGCAAGGAATAGAGTGAGAATCAGTAGACCAATACCGCACACAGACAGCGTCATTTTCCACTCTTCACGCCGTGTCTGCTTGGTCTTGTCGTCTTTGTTCTGCATACCGGTTCACCTCCTCCGGGTGCATACTGATGTTGATGATCAGGCTACCCATAGGTACGAGACGAGCTACCTTGTTGGATGCCTGGACTATGGTAGCTGCCATGACATGAATCAAGGCAACGTAACCATGCTGGTTGATGTAACTTACTTGCCACTTGTGCATACTACACACCCATTGTTACACAAAAATAAAATAAATAATGGGCTCCCTGCCTGACCGGGAACATCTGATCAGTTGCAGTGCATTAGAATCAGCGCAATTGATTTATGTTATAACACTGTCTTACACATCACAGCAGCCAGGCAGAGAGTACTCCAACTGGTACTAACTAAACAAATAAAAGACACCACTCACACCTAGCAATAGCATTAGTAGAAACGCTACCACTATCAGAATAGTGAAGGGATCACGGAACACCTCGAACATATTGTCCAGGTGAGTCTCGACATCATCATCGTCATCATGTCTCATGTCAGGTGATACCCCTCTTCAGCGTAGAGTTCACTAGCACTCAAGGTACTGCCCCTGTTGAGACACAGCCAGTCACCCTCTTCCGTCTTGGTATAGATACACCCGGACGCTTCACTCTCCAGAGTAGTGCCTGGTTGAGCAGAGGAGAGGATACTAATCATGTCCTTGATCTCTCTCTTCCACCCGCATTGCTTACACACCTCAAAGTCAATGGTGTTCATCAAGAACCCACCACATTGAGGACACTTGTTGTAATCCGTAAGATCACACATAGTAATCACCGTGTTGTTGTGTGCATGTGTGCGCGGTGTCCTAGAACACACCACCTGTTCTTGACAAACTACCGCCAAGTGATCAGGTGTGCATGAACTAGAACACCGCACACACATCTACTGTTTCAGCTACCGACCCTCCACTTGTCGCTTCAGTCGGCGAGCTGCCCGCCTTTCCTTACGCTTAGTGTATTTATCACGTTTACGTTTGCCCTTGTCCGGGACCATGCGGTCGCGGTTAGAGTTTGTATCCATGCTTAGTACACCTATCAGTTGCTTAGTTATAGGAATAAAAAGGCCAGTGCTGGCAAGGTTTGGGGGAAGGGAAACCAACACTGGCGAAACCAATTCTACTTGTGATAGACGGGCCGTGCATATGTACAGCCCGCCCATTAGCAAGTAAAACTAGCCCTAGTCTTGCGCTAGGTTTAGCTAGCCTTGCGAGCCAGTTGAGCGGCTGCGTGCTTCACGATATTATCACAACGTGAGACCACCGCTTCCACCTGGCTGGTAGCCTGGTGAGTATTGGCTTGGAACGCAGCGTCAAGCGCAGCCACCGCTTTCAGGATAGCAGCGTGATGCTCAGGTGAGCACTGCAATTCCATGCCGGACGCATCGCTTTCAGTGGTGCCGGTAGGTACGCCAGCTTGAGACAGCAGCTCCGCATCTTTCTCCTTGGTGCGATCAGCATTCGCTTTACTCACCTTGGATACAGACTTCAAGACCTCGAGGCTGAAGTTATTCTCCCAGCCAGCATAAATCTTGCGGATAGCCTGATCACAGGCGCCGGGCATCTTGTCTTTCTCCCAGCCCTTGTTGGCCTTCAGCCAAGCAAGTTCTTCGTTCACCTTGGCCCGGAACATGGCCAGTGCGAGACGAATAGTCTCCTGATCATCGGCATTCTTGCTGGTAAATTCAGCAGTGCCAGCCTTGCCAGCAGCCACGAACACAGTACCCTGCTTAGCACGAGCATCACGCTCGCACTTCAAGGCGTGTTCGTAGTAGTGTTCTGCCATACTGGTGGTGGCAGTGCGTACCTTTTGACTAACGCCGTCCAGTGTCAGACCCATCTCCGTCAACTGACGAAGAGTATGCACGTTACTCGCTGCATCCAGGTTGACTGACACCGATGCGTTGATGTCAATGTTTTGCTTAGACATATCGCATACCTCATGTGTTAATTGATGATATGCAAGAGACCGGATAGTCCCTTGCCCACTAGTATCTGAGTCAGTACAAATACCAATGGGCAAGAGCTACCCGGCACCATATGTCAAGCGATGCGCCCCGGTGTGCGTTTGTTCTAGGACAAGACATCTATCCAAGACAAACCACCGGGAAAGGAAAACCTGATAGACAGGCACGCAAAACCCACCGCCTCTTTTAAAGAGACAGTGTGGGTCAAGGCCCCATGCTATCTTCCGCCATTTAGAGTGACGTACTAGAAACATGGCCGGCCCTTGTTACAGGCGTACCTATCCTATCAGGCATTGACTGCCTAGCGGACACACTTCGCCCGCTGGCAATCAATTGGGGACAATGCCAGACGTCCCCAGCCTAGCCGCTACTGTGTACCTAAGTACAGGGAGTTCGGCTTGGCCTCGCTGCGCGGTGTTCTGCGCAACGGTGAACCCATGCTAATGGGCCTTGCCTGCCCTGTCAACACTTAATCGCAATCTTTTTTGCGGTGCCTGACATCGGCAGACATATGGACTATAGCAGGCACCGTGCCAATTTTGGCTGGGCCTGCTAAGTCTATGATTTATAAGGGATTAATCAGGCTAGCATCACATGGCATGGTGTTTGCTAGCGGTGACAAATAACGTCACAATGTGACAATTATTATTCCCTTTAAAATCAATAGGTTAGACGTGCATGATACCTAACCTATTGATTCTATTACAGTTTATGGGTGACAAATATTGTCAGATAGATAGGCCGCCGTCCCTGGCGACCTGACCTAGCTAGTGTTGTTTCTGTTTAGTCTTGACGTGACTCACGATGCTATCAATAATTTTGCATAGCAATACGTCAGGCATAGGGTGATTGTCAAGCAACTGTCTTGACTCACTTGTACTACTTGACAAGCCTGTCTGTATCATGTATTGACAGGCCAATCGCTTACGCATACGCCATAGGTCTTTAGTAGTACGCCCTGTCATTGACGCTAGCATATGAATGAGCAGTCTCAGACGCTCCCGGTGTTTGTTAGTGAAGCCTTCCCGCGCTTGCCTGCTAGCTTCCACGGGCAAGTCGAGTCCCGCCGCTGCATCCCTTACGCCCTGTTCATATGACGTGGGTATATAGTCGTATTGATCGTACTTAGCCTCGCCCACGTTAGCGATGTTACGGCGGGCAGCGAATGCATCACGTCGGATATGGTTAGGCCCGATAGCCTGTCCCTTAGATGCGGCTACATGGTCAATCATGCCGCCACCTATCCGGGCCTTCTGCCTACGCTGCCTGCGCATTTTTGCATACATACCCGGATCGGCTCGTAACTTGCGCTTACGCTCGCTGGTATCTACTGTTTTTTTGCTCATTTGTAATACTCCCTTAATATCTGATAGTACATTATTAAATCTGCAATGTTTTGCATCGCTTCCAAGAAACTGTCACCGAATCCGTATTGAATACTATCGCCTACAATAGCCGATATAGTCCAACTATCTATAGTAGTAGGCGAATGTTCCACGTGGAACACTAGATTTACTTTCATGTTGCTAACTCCATATCAATAATAGACTTATACATGGCTTGGCTAGCTAGTGCTGGCGTCAAGCCGCTACCTATGGCCTGATATGCATACTGCCCACAATGACATACGTCACAGGTTGCATACCACAAACCTTTATAAAAAAACATATCTTTATTACGATAATGCATAATGGTCTCCGGCTATTGATAGGACAGGCTTAATAGCCTGCCCATTCTTTCAATGCTATATAGGAATCAAATTTCCTGTTAGGTTCGCCGGGAAATTCATCCCTTACGACAACTGTGTATTCATCCCGACCTAACAGGTTGCTATCGTTTTTGTTCCACGTGGAACATATAAACCAGTCATGCGTTGATGCCCATTCAACCTGATTTAATGTCATAGCGTTTTCCTCTTGATGCTTAGATAAGGCAATAAATTTTCTCAATACCGGGGCGAACAATAGCAAAGATAAGGGCAGCGTAGTGTTGTTTATATGTTACAATATGTAAAGATATGTAACAGGTGATAAAGATTCTCATTCTCGCTTGTTCTAGGACAAATGGTCCTCATATATTGCGGAATTGCCCTTTATATGCACGCATAATGCATGGAAATGGTATTGATAATCGTTCTCAAGTGAGAAAAAGGGCAATGGGTTTGACCCATCTTTCTCTTGGTACGAACGTACTAGGAAGCTGCAACCTGGCACGGGCGTGCTAGTTGGGCGGGGCCGGGGGGGAGGGGCCCTGCTTGTGTGGTGCATTCAACCCCTCAAAAATAGCTAAGAGAAATTCTAACCTCCAGGGTTTTTTAAATTATTTTTAATATTTTTTATAATATTTTAATATTTCCAGGAACTTTTCCTATTTTTTGTTGTCTAAGAGTCTATATGTTTAATTAGGTAATTAGTATAATAGTAAGTAGGTGAATAGTAGTTAACTTGTTAACGATAATACGGAGTATGTATGTTCAATCTAATTAAAGGATTAGTTACTAAGAAGTTAGTGAAAGCAGTAGTACGTACAGTAAGTAAGGGTAATCCTTATGCACTAGCTGCTGTAGAATTGTACAGTTTAGTAGATATCCTGGTAGATCGAGAGAAGGAAGGTAAGATCAAGACTGGGATTAAGCAGGATAAGCGTAAGAAGAAATAAAACTGATACATGGAGAACTATCTGATGAATACAGTAAGAGAAACTGACAAAGATCTCAGAGAGATGGAAAGGAAAGTAATGGCTCATCGATATCTCTATTACATAGAGTGTGATCCAGTTATTACTGATTTTCAATATGATCAACTTCAAAGAGAGTTTGATAAGGTAGGTAACCCTAATTCTCCAGCTGTACAGGTAGGCTCTGATCTTTCTTCAGACTATTCTGCAGATGAAATAGAATTGGCCATGTATTATGCCAGATAAGAAATATAAGATTAAGCCAGCTCCTAAGGGCCAAGTAGATAAATACCAAGGACAGAAGTCTAAGGCTATTAAGCGCTTAGCTAGCCATGGTAAGGCTGCTACTATACGTAGCTTCAAGCCCCAAGAGGATAAGCTAGGTAGGTCTCCTAAGCAGGCTAAGATGCCCTCTTTGCAGCGTAGTGCTGCAGATCCTCGTAAGCCTCTTAAGTCCTCTAAGTATAAGTTTTAAGGTAAAGAATAATGGCTGATACGTACACTCCTAAGAATAGGAAAACTAAGACTGAGTTTAAAGTAAATAAGAAAGCGGCTAAGCATCTGCAAAAAAACCAGCCTATGGGTGAAGGAACTTCAGTTAGATATAATGCTGTGAAGAAAGATCTTTCAGATTACCGTATGTCTCGTAGAGAAGATAATAAAGCTACTAAATCTATTAAGCGTGGCGGCTCTTCAGCTAATCGTAGTAAAGCTGTAACTATGGACAATCGTGCTGAGGTAGCTAAAGGTAGTAAGGCTTCTGGTGTATCTGTAAACAATAAAATGGTACGTCAAGGTAAAGTCAAAGCTGCTGAGAAGATGGTACGTAAGGCTAAGAACAACATGGCTGGTAAACGTATGGGTGTCGCAGGTATAGCAGCCCAATCTGCAGCTACAGGTTTTGAAGTAGGCAAGGCTGTTCGTAAAGCAGTAGACAATGCTAATATGCGCAAAACAGCTAAGCAAGGATCTAATCGTTTTAAAGTTCGTCAGATGCAGAAGGATAAGTAATGGGTAAACTATACACACCTACACCAATCAGTAACATCTACAGTTCAGTTAATACTATTAACCAGAACTGGGATGACATTGCAGATGCACTAGATCTAACTCTGGCTAGGGACGGTAGTACTCCTAATCAGATGGAAGACCTCATTGATATGAACTCTAATGATATCATCAATGCAGGTGCTATCTACATGGATCAGTTGTTTGTTGATGGTGCCCGGATCCCCTCTCTTCAAGAGATTGGGGAAACCTATGCTGATATGCTAGTAGCTCTCGCAGCTGGTGAGGCTGCTCAGTTAGCGGCTGAACAAGCACAGGCTGGTGCAGAGACTGCTGAAACCAACGCTGTTGCAGCTCAGACAGCAGCAGAGACAGCGCAGACAGCAGCTGAGTTAGCAGAAACTAACGCCGAAGCATCGGAAACAGCTGCAGCTACTTCAGCCAGCAACGCAGCCACTAGTGAATCTAACGCTGCTCAAAGCGCAACAGATGCTGAGACTGCCCAGACAAACGCTGAGACTGCCGAGACCAATGCTGCTACTTCAGAAACAAACGCAGCACAGAGCGCTACAGACGCTCAGACAGCTCAAATTGCAGCGGAGCTAGCAGAGACTAATGCAGAAACTGCAGAGTCTAATACACAAGCTATTGTAGATAACTTCTTCTCTGTGGTCGATGTGTCTACTGGCAAAACAGTGACTAGTTCAGATAACAGAACTGTACAGCGTGTAACAGCTGCAGCCACTATTACTTTGCCGGAGGACTCTACTGAGAATCTTCCAGCAGGATTTACTATTGAAGTGATGAAAGATACTACAGGGACGGTAGACTTTGCAGTTGAAGGTACAGATGTACTAAGAACTTCTGCAGGTACCGAGATCCTAACCCAATACAACTGGGCCACAGCTGTTAAGATAGCTTCAGGGGTCTGGGCAATCTATGGTGATCTATAATGGGTAAGTTGTTTACACCTCAAGACCTTAACTCAGGATTCAACAGCAATGCTAGTTTGAATGCTAACTTTAATGCCATTGAGACAGCGTTTGATAAGACGCTCTCTCGCACAGGAGAGACTCCAAATCAAATGGAAGCTGATTTGGATATGAATGGTAAGACTATCTTCAATGCTACCGAGATTGATGTTGATACTCTAGTCACTAAAGTTATCTCTGTTAATGGCGGGGAGATCCCCAACCTTGAAGAATTGGAGTTCTTAGTAGAATCTCTTACCCCAGATTCAAAAGAGATTTCAGGAACCTACACTCTTAGAAGTGATGATAAGTTTAGAACTCTTATAGCTACATCTACCACAGAGATCACTATTCCCAACACTGCAGGTATTGAGATTGGTTGGTATTGTCATGTGCAAAAAGCAACTACAGGTAATGTAACTTTTACCCCAGCTATAGGCGAGACTATCCAAGCAGTGGATGATTCCAATGAGATCTTAGAACAATGGGGTTGGGTTTCAGTAATTAAATTATCAGATCATACTTGGGGCTTAGTAGGGAATCTGGCATAATGTTGTGGTCTAAGATAGGTATTGATTCTAGACGTAAGTATTATCTTAGTGAGCTTTACCCTGTCGCTCCTGAGATTCAAGAATACAATACAGATCTAGAAATCAAGCAAATAGAGTTAAAACTTGTACCTACAGGTGAAGCTTTAGAACACTATAATACATCTTTATCTATTCAAGAGATTGATTTTAGGGATGTTCGTAAAGATGTTTCTACCCCTGTAGAAGAGTACAACACTTCTTTACAAATCAATTCTATAGTCCTGGACAGTATTCTTGTAGAAGTGGAAACGCCTATAGAAGAATATAATACTAATATGGCAGTACAAGTTTTAAACTATATGCCTAATAAGGTTATAACAGGTACAGCCCCAACAGAAGAGTATAATACCTCTATAACAATTTCAAGCATTTCTTTGGAGCTAGCGTAAAAATGAACAATAGAGCAACTTTAAATTTAAACTATTCCGGCCGTTTTAAAGCCGAAATCCTAAAAGACAACGAAGTAGTTCGAGAGTCTTGTTGGTCAGATAATATTGTAGTTAATAATTATTTAAATAACATTGCTTCTGATAGCGGTAATACTGGTGGTATAGGTAGTATAGCTGTTGGAACTGGAACAACAGCACCAGCAGCTACCGATACAGCTCTTGTTAATCAAATAGGTACTACTTCTAATTCTGTGGATTCTTCTAGTACTAATCAAGTTACAGTTGTTCCTTACTATGCTAGTGACAGCTACACTTTTATTTTTAATATTGGTGAAGTTTCGGGAAATATAACAGAAGTATCTGCTAATACGTTTTCTGGCGGGATAGCTAGTAGAGCTCTATTTAGAGATGAGTTTGGAGATCCTACATCTGTAACTGTTTTAGCAGACGAACAATTGCGTGTTACTTATGAGATGAGATTGACTATACCAGACACTGATGTATTGGCTACAGTAAATGGATATAATCTTACGATAAGGCCTTCTAGTGCGAGTGGGACCGCTTGGTCTCCAGGATTAAGTATTATCGATTCTACAGCAAATCCTAGAATAACTGCTTATAGTGGACCTATAGGAGATTTTACTGCATTCCCTTCAGGTACTCAAGCAGGTGCTTCTTCAGTTACAGTTGAGCCGTATGTAGTAGATTCTTTTCAAAGAGAGTTTACTTATACTTGGGATACGGCTCGTGCAAACTTTGATATACAATCTTTTAGATCCTATCAATCTGTAGCATTTCAAATAGGTGTTGACCCGGTAATTCCTAAAACATCTAATGATTTACTCTCCTTAACGGTTCTCTATAGTCTTGGAAGACCTTAATGGCTTTACCTAATAACTCTCTTTCCCCTCTAACAAACCCAGAACCTTTCGTAGAAGGCGCTCAATTCCCTATCCTTTTAGAAAAGGATATTGAGAGGGGAGGTATTGCTATTCAAGATTCTTCTCAAGGCTTAGATGTTAAGTTTTGGTATGCTGAAATTCTTGATGCTTCTGATATTATCATCTATGCTGATGATGTAGAGCCTATTACTTTTTACTCAGGTAATAATATTACAGAAGTTAGTTTAGCTTTTGATCAGGTAATGAGGCCTACTGTAGCTTTCGTAGAAAACGGTATGACTAAGCTCAGGTGGTACGATTCCCAGTCTGGACAAACAGTTACTACAGAATATTCTTCCGAATATGTTTCTCCTAAAGTAACTCTTGATCTTAATAAACAATCTCAAGTTAGTGAGAGTGATATTGTTTTTGCTTATGTAAGAGATAATAAACTTTATTATAGAGATCAAGGTGATCGTTACGGCGTAGAGTATTTACTCTCTGAAAGACCCCTTCGTAGATTACAGAAGATAGGTTTTACAGCAGGATCTAGAATGCAGTTCATGGGTATTTAAAATGGATAGAACTTACTATGATGCAATGAATCGTCCTCGCACGGAATCACTCTTCCTCGAGACATTCAAGAACCAACTCAAGGGTGACTACGAACCTGTGTACACCATGCGTCCGTATGATCACAAGGGTTGTCGTTCAGCTTGTCAGATCTACATGAACGCTGACTCAGAGTATGATGCAGCCATGCAAATCGTTAATGACATGCGTCATTGGCGTAAGCTGTGTGGCCTCCGTTGGTTCATGAAAGGTTCAGACGATGGTTCGTTCGATGGGCTTGAGCAATGGCGTAAAGACAAAGCCGCTAAGGATGCTACCGAAGCCGTACGTCATTTGAAAGACAAAGCTGCAGACGGTAACGTCACTGCACAGAAGACCCTTCTCGATTACTTCAGTGGTAAATCAGGAGCTGGTCGTCCTAAGAAAGAAACTGAGAATACAGTACAGCAAGAGCGTGAAGCTAAGATCTTAGACATTCATAAGCAGATTAAAGCAAAGCAGAAGCAGGACTAAATGGTTAGCAAGCAGCTAGAGGAAGCCAGAGAGTTTTACGAAAACGATCTCTACGAATTCGCCAAGTATCTTAATCCTAATTATGTATACGGCGAGATTCACGAGACTGTGTTTCGCTGGTTACAAGAGGAAGGCACTAGCAGCAAGCAGCTTCTTCTACTTCCACGTGGCCATCTCAAATCACACTGTATTGCAGTTTGGACTGTGTGGACTATCACACGGCAACCTTGGTGCTCGATCATCTATGTATCGGCAGGGGAAGAACTGGCTAAAGCCCAGGTGTATGTTATTAAGAACATGCTGACTTCCGATCAATACAGATTACTGTGGCCGGAGATGGTACGTGAAGAAGATTCTAAAAGGGATAAGTGGTCAGCTTGGGCAATCAATGTCGACCATCCTGAACGAAAGAAACGGGGTACTCGAGACTACACTCTTTTTGTTAGGACTGTCAAGTCTAATGCTACTGGCCTCCATTGTTCTCATCTTGTGTTCGATGATGTGGTTGTCCCGGCTAATGCTTATAGTCCTGCTGGACGTACCGAAGTACGCCAGGCAGTGTCTCAGTTTTCTTCAGTCCTTAATCCAGGCGGGGTCATCAAGGCTGTAGGTACTAGGTATCACCCTAAAGATATCTATGGTCAGTTTGAAGTAGCTAAGAAGCGGGTACATGATAACATCACTGGCGAGTTCATTACTGAGCAGCTGGTATGGGAAGTGATGGAGCGAAAGGTCGAGTCCAACGGGGACATGACTGGTAGATTCCTATGGCCACGTACCAAATGTCCTAAGAACAATGAGTGGTATGGCTTCGATCTGAATACACTAGCCGAGATCCGTGCACAATACGAATCAGTAGGTGAGCTGGTACAGTTCTACGCTCAGTACTACAATGATCCTAATGACCCTGAGTCTAACAGGCTTCAGTACAGTGACTTCGTCTACTACGATAAAGCTCACCTCAGTAACTCTGGGGGTAACTGGTTTATCTCAGGTCGAGCTCTTAACATCTATGCAGGCATGGATATCGCATGGACTGAGGGTGAGACATCTGACTACACCGCAATCGTAGTGATAGGTGTAGACGAGGAAGGCTTCATCTATGTCTTAGACATGGTTAAATTCAGGACTCATGACTACGAAGTCTTCTACGACCACATCACCAGGCTCCACGACTACTGGGGCTTTAAGCGTATGAGGGTGGAGACCAACTCAGGTGGTCGACTAGTAGCTAATCAGATCGAAACGTATATCAGACGGGAAGGTCGTCATCTTATTATCGATCCCAGCTACGCTTCTTCTAACTCAGGTAAGAAGTTCGAGCGTCATGCATCAGTGCTGGAGTGGCGCTACAAGAAGAAGCATATTAAACATTTCAAAGGCGGGCTAACGCCAGACCTCGAAGATGAGGTTGTAATGGCAAGGCCCGCTCATGATGACTTAGAGGATGCCCTCTGCTCCGCAGTTGAAATTGCTCGGCCACCGAGTGCACGTGGCGGCAGAATAGGTGTTAAACGAGACAACGTCGTAATCGCTAGCAATCGATTCGGCGGTAGGAGAATGATTAGATGAGTGCTGGAGCTAGCCTAGACATTGGCAACATTATGGAGTCAGAGCATCAAACAGCTTGTGAGATTGCTCGGCTCTGGCTAGAATGGAATTCATCTCGTTCAATCTGGAAGCAGAGGGTTAACGAGACTCGGCAATATGTGTTTGCCACCAGTACCAAGGAAACTACCAACGTACAGAACCCTTGGTCGCATAGTACTAACATCCCGAAGATCGCACAGATCTATGACAACCTGAAGGCTAACTATCTGCAAGGCTTGTTCCCTAATCCTAACTGGCTTACCTTTGAAGGTGAAGACGAGGAAGGGGTAACCAAAGCTAAGCGGGATATCGTAGAGTCTTATCTCAAGACCAAGCACCGTCTTTCAGATTTCCGGAATGTAGTAGGTAAACTTCTCGATGACTGGGTACTGACGGGTAACGCCTTTGCGCAGGTAACCTACGAAGTAGAGAAGCATATTGACCCTGACACAGGTATCGATGAGACAGGTTTCGTAGGCCCTCGTGTCTATCGAGTATCTCCTTTCGATATTGTATTCAATCCTCTAGCCACTACCTTTGAAGATTCTCCTAAGATCATCCGGTCTATTAAAACCCTCGGTGAACTTAAACGGGAAATCGAAGAGAATCCTGAACTTCAATATGAGCAGGAAATCTTCGATAAAGTTATAGGCTTGCGGGAGAACCTTACCCACTTCGAAGCTGAAGATATTGAAAAGTATTTCCAGTTGCAGATGGATGGGTTCGGTACCTTCGGCGAGTATATTAAGTCGGGCTACGTAGAGATCTTAGATTTCTATGGTGACATTTACGATAAAGATACTGGCGAGTTCTACAAGAACTATGTATGCACAGTAGTGGATCGTAAGTGGATCATCCGTCGTCAGCCGCTTGAGACTTGGACTGGTCGCCCCCACATCTACCATGTAGGTTGGCGTGAGCGTACAGATAACCTTTGGGCCATGGGTCCTTTGGATAATCTGGTAGGCATGCAATACCGGATCAACCACCTGGAGAACGCTCGTGCAGATGCGTTCGACCAGATGATTGCTCCTGATATTGTATACCGTGGCGATGTCCAAGAACATCTGGGAGAGAACGGTAGCGTAATCTACGAAGCCCCTGAGGGTGGTGATGTACGTTACCTGGCACCAGACACTACAGTACTCCAAGCAGACTTCCAGATCCAACAGTTGGAAGATAAGATGGAACTGTATTCAGGTGCGCCTCGAGAAGCTATGGGTATTCGTACCCCAGGGGAGAAGACAGCGTTCGAAGTCCAGTCTCTCCAGAACGCAGCGTCTCGTATCTTCCAGAATAAAATGACTCACTTTGAGATCAACATGCTCGAGAAGATCGTGAATGCTGAGATTGAAGTGGCCCGTCGTAACCTGAATACTACGGACATCATCAAGATTGTAGATGATGATACTGGTGTTCAAGAGTTCATGACTATCACCAAGGACGACATTACAGCTAACGGCAAGCTCGTACCTGTAGGTGCTCGTCACTTTGCACGCCAGTCACAGCTGGCACAAGACCTGGCCCAGTTCCAGCAGATGGTAAGTGTAGATCCTGAAATGATGCAACACTTGTCCTCTGTACGTATGGCCCAGCTCTGGGAAGATATCCTTGGGCTAGAGAAGTTTAATCTCTTCTCACCCAATGTACGTATCATGGAGCGTATGGAGTCTCAGCAACTACAACAAGTTGCACAGCAACAGGTGGCTGAAGACCAGGCACTCGGACAACAGATGGCTATGGGTCAACCTGTATGATAGATAAAACACAACTTGTAATTCCTAGCTGGCTAACCAGAGGTCTTACTCAAGAGTCTAAAGAACGTGTAGAAGCTGGATACAAAGATGCAGTGTGGCTACTCAAACGTATTCGTAATCATTACGAGGAAGAGCTTGAGAGCTTATATAAAGACGCTGACGAGCTTTTAACACATGAAGAGTACATCTACGGGGCTGCACACAGAAAAGCCCTGAGAGAGCTTTTGAGAGCCTTTCCCAGCGATAATTAATATTGAGGTCACAAACCATTATGACATCCTTTTTAAATCAAGGCAACGGTGAGCAAGGCAACCAGGCCGAGCAACATACCGAAGAACAGCAGTTCTCACAAGAACCGCAGAACAATACTGAAGACTACTTCTTGAAAGTAGGCGATCGAGTTTTCAAATCCAAAGAAGATGTTGAAAACCACATCGGCCATGCACAGAATCATATTTCCAAGCTGGAGAGTGATTTCGAAGCTGCCACCAGTCTAGTAGACCGGCAGCAAATGTTGCTTGAAAAAGCACGGAAGGTCGATGATCTTATGGATGCTGTCGCGAACAATCAGAACTCTTCTGGAAACGCCGAGGAAACCCCTCAGCTTAGCAAGGAGGAGGTTATTGCAGATGCCGTCAAGGCTTTTGAACAGCGCCAAACGGAGCAGACCCAAGCTCAACAGGCTGAGCAGAACTGGAACGAAGTTACCAGTACACTGACTCAAGCATTTGGGGATAAGACTAATGAAGTCGTTCAAAAGGTGGCTAGTGAAAACGGACTGAGCGTAGAGGATGCTGCTAGTATGGCACGTAAACACCCCAAGGTGTTCCTCAAGATGTTCGATGTCCAAGCTACTAAGCCGTCTGCACAACCAACTCGAAGCTCTGTTAACACAGAAAGCTTCTCTGAACGCCCTGCCGAGCAGCCGCGTAAATCATTCATGCGAATGAGTGCTAAAGAGAAAGCTAGTCGTGTTCATCAGATGCTTCAAGAATTAGAATAATAGCTAAGTTTTTGAGGAATATAAAATGTCCGTAGGTAACACTCGGAGTAATACCCCCGCGATTCGTCGTGCTGAAGTATACTCCACTCTGATCCTCGATGAGATCAAAGACGGCTTCCTGCCGGAAGGCCTGCATCGCGACGTAACCGATTTCGGTGATGGTGACACTCTGTTCATCCCCACTTTCGGTGAAGTTGTACTGCGTGAGCTGGAAGAAGGTCAGGATACCCCGATTGATTCCATCGATACCGGTCGTATTTCCCTGACCATCACCAAACATGAAGGTGCTGGTGCAGCTCTGACCGACGAAATGCAAGAAGATTCTTACCTGGCTAGCGAATTCGATGCGATGATCGTACCGAAAATGCTGCGCGCCATCAAAGAATCTTATGAAACCGATCTGCTTTCCCAGCAATCTAAGCAGACCGCAGCCGATGTGAATGCTATCAATAGCTATGCACACCGTTTCTGCGCATCTGGTGGTTCTGGTGCCCGCACCATGACTATCGATGACATCATCTATCTGAAGCTCGCCTTCGATAAAGCCAACCTTCCTGACGAAGGTCGTATCCTGATCGTTGACCCGATTGTTGAGGCTACTATTAACAGCCTGACTAACATCGTTAACGTATCTGATAACCCGCGCTTTGAAGGTATGGTAGAGACTGGCTTTGCCAAGAACATGAAGTTCATTAAGAACATCTTTGGCTTCGACATCTGGTGCAGCAACCGTCTGCCGCGTTTGACCGCACAAGAAACTCTTGACACTACTGCTACTGGCCTGGTCCAGGCTCCGAGCGGTAACGACAACGCTGAAATCGGCGACATCGTTAACCAAGCTTGGTGTGTAGCTGACGATACCACTTGCCCGATCATGGGTGCATGGCGTCGTATGCCCACCGTTGCCGGTGAGCGTCAAGAATCCAAACGTCGTGACGTGTTCTACGCCACTGCACGTTGGGGTTTCGGCCTGCAGCGTCCGCAGTCTATCGCTTCTATTGCTACTAGCTCTACCCAATATTAATAGGAGATTAACATAATGACTGCTGAACTGATTAACGGTGCACGTACCTCCTTTGGTCCGCGTACCCCTGAAACCGAACTGGCAGCTAGCGTCCTGACGCTTGGTGTTAAGAAGCAACTGGTAGTACCGGTCAAATACGATCAACTTCCGACTCATTTGGAAGATGACGTGACTGGTGCATCTCTGCCTGCTAATGCTCTGATCACTGCTGTCTACGCTACGCCCGCTAACGTAGCGTTTGCTGGTGGTACTTCTTATGACGTGAACCTGGTAGAAGACGACGGCACTGCCGTTACTACCGTGTCTACCATCGTCCTGGCTGACCTCAACTCTGGCGCTGAAGCCACTGTTGCAGATGCCACCGTTGGTACTGCGGGTCCCGTCTATGTAGAAGTAGCCGAGACTGGTACTTTCACCGCTGGTGAAGGTGCTGTTGTCATCGAGTACATCGAACAGCTCGACCTGTTCTAAGTGCTCTGATAGTCGGGGCCTTCGGGCCCCTTCTTTCTTTAAGGAGAAATAAATAATGGTACAACACGTTAGCATACAAAGCGCTGACACTCATGAACCCAAGCACATTACAGCTGCTACAGTTGTCGATGCAGGTAAAGTAATTACCCCATCCGGCTCTGTCAATGGGGAAAGTGAACTTCGTCGTCTTAATATTTCTGATGTAGAGACTGACGGATACACTAGTCCTTTCTCCTTCTGGGCTACATATCAAGATAACCAGTACACTGAAGGGTCCCCTCGTAGTATCACTGGTGGCGTTAGAACTTTGGTTTCTATTAACGGCTTAGGTTCCCAAACAGATACTGCAGAGTTGCCTGGCGGTATAGATCTTTGGGATGCATCCCTAAACCTGATTACCCCAGAGAATGAACGAGACGCTTATGCGATTCGTTTGAACTATAAATGTTCAACCACAGCTACCGGTGCTTATGTCGACAACGAACTCGATATTGGTGGCGCTGTTGGAGTGGCTATTCAAGAGACCCGACCTGTTCTCAAAGCTAGCGATGCTACTAATCGGGTGAATGTTTCCTGGCCTGTGTATGTAGGTAGCACATTCATCACGAATGGAGGGGGGCTATACATCACTCCCAGTGACGACACTGACTTCTGGGATTTCCGTATTAGTATATTCCGCATTCATCAGGGGCAGTAACTATGAAGATGACTCTACTTGAAATTGTACAGTCTGTTCTTAACTCTATGGATTCAGACAGTGTCAATGCTATTGACGATACCGTAGAGTCTATGCAGGTTGCAGACGTAGCCCGTGAAGTCTACTACGAACTGATGAGCTACAATGATTGGGAACATCTCTATCAGTGGAGAGAGCTGGAAGCAGTTAGTGATATTAATCGCCCTAACTTCCTTCGGATCCCTGATAAGGTAAGCCGCCTTGAACTGCTGCACTACGAGACAACTGATGACAACGACACTAAGCGTGTCATCTCCGAGATAAACTACGTAACACCTAAACAGTTTATTGATATCGTACGTAGCCGTAGCACAGGAGAGAACAATGTTGAGGTTATCAAGAATAATCAGAATGTAGAGATGTTTATCCGCAACGATACATCTCCTGAGTTCTGGACTTCCTTCGATAACGAACACATTGTAACAGATTCATATAATAAAACTGTAGACACAACTCTACAATCCAGCAAGTCTTCAGCTTGGTGTCGGGTCACCCCTGAGTGGGATCTGATTAACACATTTATCCCTGATATGCCGGAAGATTTCTTCCCTGCATACCTGGCTGAAGTTAAGAGCACATGTCATGTGTACTTCAAACAGCAAGTCTCACAAAAAGACGAGCAGAAAGCACGAAGAGGTTTAGCAAATGTCCGAAGAAAAGAACGTTTTGATCGAGGAAGAACTTGGCTCAGCTATGGCCGAAGAGGACCATGGCCCCACTCCCTCTACGGAAACGGCCGTTAAGAAGAAAAAGAAACTTAAGATCCTTGGCGCCGACAACTACGGTATGTACTACGTAGGTTTTGAAAACGGCGGCGAGCTCCCTAAGCAGTTTAAGAATAGTAAATGGACTAGTCTCCGCGACGTTCAAGAAGTTGTGGATAATTACAACAGAGGCTTGTAATAATGCCCCGCGCATCTTTAGATAAAAATTATTTTCAACAGACTACGGGTAAGATTACAGAGGCGAGTCCTCTTAATTTCCCGGAAGGCTCGCTTCTTGACGCCTCCAATGTTGAGATCGACTTTACCGGTACGTTGAAACGTAGATTGGGTATTCAGTTTGAAGATAGCTTTACTCTGGATGCGCTGTCTAACAACCCTAATGATGATCTCGATCCTAGCTTTGCAGACACCTACATCTGGGAAAACCCTAAGCGAGCTAATGGTAACTCCATTCTCGTATGTGTATTCGTAGACACTCGTGAGAGTGACGGTATCACTCGAGTACACTTAGCCTTCTATGACCTGAACAAGCGTCCTATCAGTGCCAATCGTATTGATGTTATAACTATTGAGCAAGAAGTAATCGATTACACTCCTCGTGTACAATTGGTAGAAGCCAAGGGTTTCTTGTTCGTGGCTACAGGTATTGGCGATCCTATCTATATAGACTATTTCCCAGGAGAGTCTCTTGGAAATATCTTCCAGATAAACGAGATTGAGTTCTTCCTTCGGGATACTATTGGTGCTAATGCCAATGGTTTCTCCCGATCTACGTCCCTTCCATCTGATCGACTGTATGATCTAATTAACCAAGGTTGGCCTTACGATAAAGTTCCGTGGATTGACGATACTGCGGCTACAGGCGTAGACGGCTTCAGGTTTCCTTGGTATAACTTCGAATACTGGTATGGGAGATATCCTTCGTCTAATGATCTGTATAATACATACATGATCAACGGGGTGATGTCTCGTACAGCTATCGAGTCCTCTCAACCTAGTTCAGGTACCTCAGCTAAAGGTAGTTTCGTTATACCTTTGCGTAGAGCTTTTACCCCTGATGATACTAGTATGAGATATACAGATCGAGTAGTAGGTCTGGTAAATAATTATGCATTTACTGGTGGTTCGGTGGACGATATTGATCAAGGGCCTAGCGCTATCGAGTTTTTCCAAGGCCATGTATGCTTTGCAGGTGCCCTGTCTCGTAAGACTTCCTTACGTAATGCTATTCTAGTATCTCAATCACTGACATCTGTTGAGAAAGCTGGGGCTATTCACGCTGTCAACGATCCTTCTTCAGATATTGACAGCTCACCGCTTGATATCGATGGCGGTGTTATCCGATTGGAGGGTGTAGACGAGATTATTAGCCTTAAAGTGGTAGGTAACAGCCTTATAGTCTTCTGTTCTAACGGTATATGGTCGGTGTCGGGTCCGCTTGAAGGTCTATTCACGGTCAATGAAGTCAATATTACTAAGATTTCAGATGAAGGTGTTGACTCTCCAGGCTCAATTGTAGAACTACAAAGCTCTATCATGTTCTGGGGACGCTCAGGTATCTTTGCATTGAGTCCCCAACAAGCCTCCTCTATCCCCCAGGTTACAGATCTGACTGAGTCTACTATTCAGGAAGACTATAATAAGCTTAATAACTTCCAGAAAGCTTATTGTAAGGGTGTATCAGACCCTAAAGCACGTAAAGTGTACTGGATGTACAATAATAGCATTACTTCAGATGAAGATAGGTTCTATAATCACGATACTATATTGATCTTTGATGCTAGATCTCAAGGTTTCTACTATTACAACATAGAAAACTCTGACCAAGGCCCCTATTTGATGAGTGCTTTTGTATCAGATTCTCTTTCTCAGTCAGTAGAGCTAGAAAATGTAGTAGTCGGGCAAGATGTAGTGCAGGTAGGGTCCGAAGATGTAACTATTAATAGGACTATCAGCGAAGCCCAGGTAAGTAATGACCTTTATTTTTGGGGACTAGCCTACAATGATCCTGAAGATGAGAGATTGAGTGCAGATTTCTTTGCTCAGTTCCTTAATGAAGGGTTTGAGGACTGGTCTACTTCTCCAGTAGGTGGTGCACAAGACTACACCTCTTATTTAGAGACTGGCCATGAGATTGTAGGCGACACAATGCGTAATAAGCAGGCTACCTATGTATTCTGCTACTTCAATCGTACTGAAGAAGAGTTTGTAGACAATGGTCAAGGTGGATTGGAGTTCGATCGTCCCTCTAGTTGCTATATGCAGACTAAATGGGACTGGACAGACAGCGGTACAGCCAACAGATGGACCGCACCGGCCCAAGTATACCGGTTTAGGCGGAATTATATCCCAGCTCTCGGGCCGTTCAACTATGATTTCGATGTTATCGAGACTAAGAACAAGGTTCGTGGCAAGGGTAAGTCTCTCAGGGTAAGATTCGAGTCTGAATCTGGCAAAGATTTTCAATTGTTAGGTTGGGCGACAAGTTATACAGCAGGGCAGACACCATGATAGAGTATAGACAAGAGAACACAGCTGAAGCTATCGATGATCTTGCTGAGCTGGTGTTCAAGCATGCAGCTGAAACAGATATCTACCAAGAATACTTCAAGCTTGATCCTGATTTCGATCAATACAAGCAATTTGTAGAGATGGGTATCTATAGAGTATTCACAGCTAGGGATAAGGGCGACTTGGTCGGCTACACTTGCTTCTATGTAGGGGCTAACCCTCATTACAAGAGCGTTGTGTATGCTACTAACGATATACTCTACGTATTGCCAGAGTACAGGGATAGTGGGAAGGCAGAAGTAATCAGATCTTTATTCTCATTAGCGGAAGAAGAACTTAAGCAGGAGGGAGTAGAGGTGATTACTCTCAATATGAAGTCCCACCTGCCATTTGAAAAGTTAGCAGAGTACATGGGCTATGATAAAGCCGAGATAATGTATTCTAAGTATTTACTAGGAGATAAATAATGGCAGCTATTTCTGCAGCTGGGTGGGCGGCGATTGGTTCCGCCACTGTTAGTGCCGGCGTAGGTGTTGCTCAGTATCAAAAACAACAAGAGGCTCAGCGTAAGCAAGAGAAAGCCTCAGAGTTGGAGCAACGTAAGGCAGCTGTTCAAAATGCCAGGGAACGTAGACGTGCAGTAGCCCAACAACAGGTTGCACAGTCACAAGTCCAAGCGCAACAAGCTGCTCAATCAGGCTCTACTACTGGTACTGAACAAACACTAGGGGCTATTGGCTCTCAAACGGCTGGTAATATTTCATTCCAGAATACAATGGCTCAAATGAATAACCAGCAGATTGATTTCATGAACCAAGCTAATCAAGCTCGGGGTCAAGCTTCTACACTTGGTCAAGTGGCAGCCCTGCCCGGCCAATTTGGTATGAGTCCAGGGGATTTCTTGTCTCAAGGTAGTTTCTTTAGGCAACCTACTACACCAGGTGCTCCAGCCGGAGGTTATAATACCTCAGGTTTTAACGCAATGCGTAACTATTAAGGATTGTGAAGATGGCGGTTACAGCTGATCAAGTACTAACAGCGTTCCAAGCTGAACAAGGTGGCCAGCAGTTGGCAGGTACTGACTCTGCACTTGCAGGGCTCATGCGTACCCCTGATTTCTCATCTATGGATGTAAGTCAAGAAGATTATTACAACATGGATGAGGCAGGACAAGCGGCAGCTATCGCTCAGGCCGTGTCTAACAGGCTCTCTGGTAGCGATGCAGCCCCAACCAGCCCTACCCCACAGGGTACCCCTCAAAACGCCTCAGAAAGCGTTACAGAGCCTTCTAGGGGCATTCCTGAAGAGCCTCAAGATGACTATATACCTGTAGGATTCCAGGATTCACAGGATTATTTGCTTGATTGGGAGGCTACAGCTGGTAAAAGTGAAGAACCTACCACTATCCAAGGTAAATCAGATAATCTAGCCAAAGCTTCTGTTATGGACTCTTACTCTAAGGGTAGAGGGCTGACAGAATCTATGCTTGATATCTATAGTCAAGGTAGTGAAGCTGATTCTCGTCAAACTCTTAAGGCTAAGACCCAAGAGAAGGCTTATACTGAGCTAGCTGACATCAATGAAGCTGCTGAACAAATGATTGTCCCAGATACAGACAATGAGTCTATCTTGGAGACTATTGAAGTAGCTAATGAAATGAAGGCTAGGGTTCGTCAAGAACAACAAGCCTACTTTACTGCGTTTGTTGATTCATTTGCTGGTGCTGAGGTAGAACAGGGTGTTAAGGAAAACTTAGTAGCTCAGGCTGCACTGTATGATGTAGCTAGCCGTACCTTTGACGACATGGGTTGGGGTGAAAAGACCTGGGAGTTCTTCCGTAGCTTTATACCGGGTATGGACACCAAGGATGCTCTTAAATTTTCAGGTGGAGATTTCGATCCCCAACAGTTTGCTCGTAACTTCTATAATAACTTCCAAGAGTTAGACTACGAAGACAAGATCAAGGCTATCCCTGAGTTGCAGAGAGCTTTAGAGGATAAGGTTCCTCGTGGCCAAGCAGCTAGAATGCTTCAAGCACTAGCCAGTCCTAGCGGCGAGATCACTGTCGCCCAAGAGAATGACCTTATTGAGTCCCTCGCTTTTGACGCTGTAGATATTATCCCGATTGTAGCTGCTGTTGGAGCTAGAGGCTTTAAAGCTATGCGTGGCTTGAAAGGCGTCAAGGACTTTAATAAAGAGGAAGTCTCTGATGTAATGGCGATAGCTGCAACTGATAAATCCTCTCCCGGTGTTGGTTCTGGCCCTAGCCCTGCACAGCCAGGAACCTCTCTTTCTACAGATGTTTGGGAGCCTGCTTATGAGGATATAAGAGGGTTGCTTCCAGACGGACGTCGCCGTATAGAAAGAGGGATTACTATTGAGGGTGAAGGTGAGTGGGTAGACGACCCTGGCTCATTAGGTGGCCCATCTGCAGGCAGACCCAGCGCTGATCAGCCTTCTTCCAGGTTTACTTCTGCCTCTGAAGCTAGAGCTCAGATAGTAAGAGACTTCGAAGCTAGATCTAGGGCTGCTAAGTCTTTTAAAGGACCTAACACTAAAACTAGAGAAGCAGCTGCAGTAGATTCTGATTCACTAGGCGCTACCTTAACTCCATTCTACTCCGAGTGGCTTGATACAGAGCAGCTATTGGGTTTGTCTAACTCTATCTTGCAGCGTCTTAAAAGATTTGAGCTGCGTAATCGCGAGTATGGTCAAGCTGTAGAGTCTGACGAAGCTTTCTTGAAAGAATCCTTCCTTAGTGATGAACAAGCTAAGTATGCTGAACGCAACATCCAGTTGCAGTACGAGAAGACTGATGGGCTGGAAAATGTACGCACTGAACGAATTAACAACAACACTGGAGTGCGTGTTACATACGATACTGTAGATGAGAACGGCAACATCGTAGCTAATCAAGAAGTTGTAGAGTTCAGCTTGGATGATGTACAAGAGATGGAGTTCAAAGACCCTGGTACTATCCGTAGACACCTTGGTGGTGCTTTGGCTTGGATGACCGGCGATCTTAAGGATGTAGCTAAGCAGTTTATCCGTGCTGAGAGTGGTAATGCTAAGGTACTCAGTGATCTCCGTAAATTGCAAGACGAGGCATACTCTGCTATTCTAGGTAAGAATGCTTTCTCACGAGTAGCCCGCTCCTTCTCCCCCAAGCAACGTAAACGTATTGATAAGATCAATGATGTGTTGCTGTCTGGTGATGAGAACCAGGCAGTATACTCGGTAGATGAGCTGAAAGAGGGTATTGCTGGCCATAAGCTAGATGATGCTGAGATCGAAACATATTATAAGCTGAGGATCGTATTGGATAATTTATTCTTTATGCGTAACTCAGAGAAACGTAGAGAGCTGGTGCTTCGTGGTATTAAAGAAGCTACTATGTCTAACGGTACCCGACAACTAGGCCGGCCGTTGACCGATGCCAGTGCAGCTAGCAACTCTATAGGCAAAACCAATAGTAAGTGGTTCTACGATGATGTAGATGGCCAACCTAAGCGGTTTGAAGATATCGATCTTAGTGATGAGTACATGAACGGTAAGCAGCTGATAAGGCTGGATGAGTCTGCTGACTTGGCTGGTGATGGCAATGAAGTACGATATGCCATGGTATCCACGGATCAACTCAGCAACTTGCCTGCTCAGGTACTCCACCGTCGTATTGGCTATGTACCTAAGATTAATAACGAAGGTGCATACTTTGTTAAGGTCTTCACACCTAAGACTGTAGATGGTACTACTATCCCAGCTACTGAAAACCGTGCTAACGTCAAGACTGTTCGTGCATTTAACAATAAGAAAGAGGCTGATGCATGGGCAGAGCAACAGAACATCCGACTCAGGGAAGAGGGTGTTGATGTATCTGATATGCGGTTCCAAGCCCTTGAAGATCGACAGCTAGAGCTGGAACGTACAGCTACTGCCCTTGATTCCCCTGCCTCTCTAGTAGGCGGTGGTCTCTACACAGGTCCTCGATCTAGTGAAGAGATTCTCTGGGGTGCTGAGGGCTTGAAGCAGCCTCGGTTGAATGCATTCGAAGCTACATCTAGGGCTCTTACTGCTACATCCAAGTATGTGTCTATGAACCAGCTTCGTATAGGTGCACAAGAACGTGCACTGCGTACAGCTAACATGCTCAGGGCTGAAGGTGGTAGCCCACTGAACGCTCCATTCCAGAGCTTTGATGATCTCCGGCACGTAGCCCCCGATACAGAAAACAATCGCAAGATCCGGTCCATGTACACCTATGTACAGGATGCTCTTGGCTTCCCCACTACTGAAGAGAAGCTGTTCAAGCGTGGTATGCAGAACATAATTGATAACTCAGGTCTGGCTAAGAAAATGCCAGGGTTTGAGAAGTCTGCATTCTATCTGAAGAGCAAGGACCCTATCGCCTCTGCTCGTGCTGCTGCATTCCACGGTTTGCTTGGTTGGTTTAACCCTGCCCAGCTGTGGGTACAGGCACAAGGTGCTGCCGTTGCAGCTTCTATGAATATCTTCAACCCTGTAGCCCTCGGTCGTAGCATCCGTAACCAGTTCGCCCTGCAGGCCCTGCATCATGTGGATAACAATGCTGATAACATTGCTCATGTGGCTAAAGCCATGGGTATGTCAGCTGATGAGCTAGCTGAGATGAATCAGGCTTGGCTTAAGACTGGTTTGAAAGACGCTATCCTTACTACAGCTGATCACGCTGCTGCTGATGCTGGTAGTGGTGTGACTCTCGGTGCATTTCGTAGAACTGCAGACAAAGGTCTCTTCTTCTACCGTGGTGGTGAGCTGTTCAACCGTAGGCTCTCGTTTGTTACAGCCTTCGATGAGTTCAAGAGAGCTAACAAAGGTGCTAGTATCACAGACGAATCTCTGCGCAGCATCCTGACCAGGTCTAACAACCTTATGCTTAACATGAACCGGGCTAACCGGGCTAGTTGGCAGAAGGGTATCTGGTCCTTGCCTACTCAGTTCAATCAGATTAACTTCCGTACAATTGAAGCTTTGCTGGGCGTCAATGGCGACTTTACTATGGCTGAACGAGGCAAGATTCTTGCAGGCCAAGCAGCTTTCTACGGTGCAGCTGGTATACCTCTAGGTAACCTCGGTGCGCAGTGGATGATGGAGATGTTCGGCTATACCCAGGAAGAGCTTGAGAAGAATGTAGATCCTAAGACAATCAAGGCTGTTAACGAGGGCTTTCTTGGTTGGTTGACTATGGCTACGTTTGGTATAGATGTAGAGATTGGTGAGAGGAGTTCACTTATCGGTGGCCTCCAGTCCTTTACCAGCGATCTGCTCTTCTCTGAAGGCACCGTGTCTGACAAGCTGTTCGGCGCATTCGGTAACGTAGGTGGTCGGTTCTGGCCAGCCCTTATGGGTGAGTATGAACCCTTGTCCCTTGGCCTTGCTGAGGGCAGGGTGGTAGATCCTCTCAAGATTATAGCTAGCCCACTTATCGGCTCTATCTCCACGTTCCGTAACATCGATAAAGCTTTTGCCATGAATCAATTCCATAAGATCATGGACAAGAGCTACGGCACTACAGTAATGGGTCCGTTCAGTCCAGCAGAAGAAGCTGCGGCTGTCATGGGCTTCCAGCTTAAGGATGAGGCTGAGCTTTGGGATCTGCGTGAGAGTAACAAAGCACGAGAAGAGTATCGGAAGAAGATGGTTACCGAGATTGTTAAGCGGTACCACCAGTTTGCTCTCAAGTCTATGCATGGACAGCTCACCGACGAGTACAAGGATCAGGTATCTCAAGAGATAGCCTTTATTATTCAAGACTTTAACCCTTATGAGAGAAGGTTGGTTCGTGAATCTGTACAAAGCAAGCTGACAAATGGGCAATCTCAGCTCAGTAAGGAATGGAAAGAGTACCGTATGCTGCAAGGTAACGGTGAAGTGGATAGACTCCTTGATTATACAAGGTTGTTTAAAACACCAGGCGCTGAATTAAGATCTGCCTTGTCAGGCGGTGGTATTCCGGTCGAGGGTGGTTTCGAAGACGAAGAGGTAATTGGTAATGGCGAATGAAGTTTTGCTAGGCGATATCGGGGTAGCCAGCCCTAACCCTAGAGTTGCAGTCGTTCAATCAGATCGCTCTGATGCTGCTGCTATCGAGGCTGCTGGTAACTTAGGGGCTGACATAGCTTCTGGTGTTCAGCGTGGCCGTACTAAGCAAGCAGCTAGAGATATTGGTGATGCTCTCAACGTAGCACATGGTGTTAAGCGAGCTGGTGGTAGCTTTGATCCTGATACAGGTGAGATAGATCTCCCAGCAGCTCGTACAGCTAGAGAGAATGAACGTAATGCTGAGATACAGCGACAAGCTGCCGGTGTTAAGAAGCGTTCAGAGGATGCTTTCCGCAAGATTAACCGTATGGTTGCTCAGCGTGGAGGTAGTCTCCAAGCTGGTGGTGCTATGGCGCGTACCTTGGTAGAGCGTGAGATGCGTAACATCCTCAGTCTTACCCCAGGGTTTGAATCTGAAGTACGTCAAGCTGCATCCACAGTGATGGGTTTCGATCCTACTGGTGGTACTATGGAAGCCCTGTTTAACTATCGTGATCCTACAGTAGAAGACGCCTTTGATCCATTCACTGACACTGAGGTTGGTAAGAATGCGCGTGAACTGCAGATGGCAGGTATGGGTGTAGGTGTTGAACTTACAGACCAAGAAGCCCTCCGTATGGCAGGGGATGACTACCTCGAAGCACAACAGGTAGAGCAACTCCAGCGTCGTGCTGAGATGGGTACATTCTCTACTGGTGAGTTGTTGAATGACATCTATGCTAAGGATAATAACAGCCTTAAAGGCTTCATGAAGAAGCATGCTGAAATGGTGCTTACTTCTGGCGGTACTACAGGCTATCAGACTGAAGACTTCCTGGCTTCTAGGGATCAGTGGGTTAACGATAAAACCCAACAGGCTATTAGTATCCTTCGTTCAGGGGACAACATAGTTTCTCAAGAAGATGAACAACGTATCCGTCAGCACTATACCAATATCTCTGAGCCTTGGGCTCGCATGGTATCAGCTGGTAACTGGAACACCATCTTCGCAGATAAGAAGACTACTATTGAGAATCTAATGTTTAAGAAAGGTATCGAGGTAGCTCCCGAACTAATGACCTGGTCTACAGCTTTCGGCGAGGGCGTAACCACCAAGCTTCTCGATGCTATGGATAGTGTAACTAATGAAGCCCAGTATAGCTTGCTCCAGAAAAGGTTTCCTACCCTCACAGCAGCATTCGGTGATAGCCGTCAAGAGTTTGCTAATGGGTTTGGCAATGCTTATCGTCAGATTCTCAATGGCCAGCGTGTTAATGTTACTGGCAACCCTGAGACGGACAAGATGCTCGAGGGTGTAGTAGTAGACGAAGCCACTAACACTAGCAACCCTGCTGAGACTAACGACATCTTCAAGCAGCTGGGTGAGAAGACACCTAAGCTGGCATTGAGTGCCCTGGCTAAGAAACCTCAGAAGTTCTACGAACTAGACCAGGCTGGTAAGACACAGTTCCGTGAGATTGCTACTACCAACATGATGAACTTGGTAGATCAGCTGGCCTCCGTATCTAATCAGACCGGCCGTCCTCTCGAGATCCATGGTGCAGCTGCCATGACGGATGAAGCTCAGCGGGATGCTATCCAGCGTAGGCAAGAAGGTGGCATACACGGGTTTACTACTGGCCGTAGATTTAGCGGGGAGACTCGTCTTGCATTCACTAATGCTTCAGGTGCTGAGACTACGTTCCCTGAAGCTAATGTCCAAGCCCTCAACGATGTATACAAACGACTCTTCGGTAAGCTGGGCAAGGAACTTACTCAAGGCCGCATGGCTAATGACCAAGACACTTACCTGAATGAAGTGAAAGATCTGGTTAACTATCGTTCTGCTATGATGCAGCGTGATAACCTAGTAGATCAAATCGCTATAGCAGCTGAAGGTTTGAATGGTAACGTCTACGATGAGAGCCGTATCCAGTCAGAGCAGGAACGTATTGATCGAATGACTAAGCAGGTTGAGACTATTGAAGCAAGGATGGTTCCCCTCCGTCGCAGCACTGAGGCTCTCCGTAAAGGATTGAACATAAGCTTCGATAATGAATAAGAATAAGATGGTTTATGACTATAGGACAAGAAGTCGTGGACAACGAGGCTAGGGTGGACATAGCATTGCTACATCAAAAGATTGAACACCTATCTGACAACCTCACTCGACATATGGAGTTTGAGGAGAAGCAGAGGGACAAGTTCGAGGACGTGATCAACGGCTTGGGTCAACGGGTTAGTCACTTGAGCAAGATTGTGTGGCTAGCAATGGGTGCCCTCGGTGGTATACAGATGCTGGAGTACATGCCCTTCACTACTTAATAGCCAAGTCCATGGACAATGTGTACATAATAAAAAAACCCCCGGCCGGTTATCCCAGTCGGGGGTTTTCTTTTTGCAACAGATTGCTTAGTTTTATTTATAGTGGTCGAGGGAGAGATAAGCCCCAGTTACTGACTAATCTCTAGCCTCGAACTAGCCCCACTTAATGGGTGTTATAGTCAGCTACACCATCCCACCCTTTACCCTTGAACAATACTTTGTTACGAGGGTTACTTATTACTCTATCCATGGGAGAGTAATCACACTTGTCACATCCAACCTCAGGGTCTTCAGTGATCTTGTGCTTAAGATCTTTACTATTCAAACAATTAGGGCAACGATACGTATACGTAGGCATCTTAAAGGGACTCAACCATTTTAAACCAATCTTCTTTAGTCCAATATGGACCTGGCAATCCGTCAGGACCAGTGCAGTAGCCAGTGCACCCTCTATCCCAAGGCTCTAGCTTAATAATTGAAAGTGAGAACGGGTTTACCATAGTCTTGTCCTCGATCAATATGTACAAAGGTATCAGCAATACCTACGTTCCAGACCATCTCTTTAGCCAAAGCTACAAACTCATCTCGAGTAGCTTGATCCCATGTACGCCAGCTAATATCTACAGCTGCACACCCACGTGTGTTGTATTTGGGGTTCTCAGTAAGATGGAAAGAGTTGGGATGTCCACCAATCTTATCGTTGTGCTCAGGTGTACGACAGCCTGAGTTAACTACGAGAGGCTTGCCCCAACGTCTACGCAGACGAGGCAGCTCCCATTGCAGCACAGGGTCCAGCTTGATTACGCCTGTGCCTTGGCATGCCAGCTCATAGGCCTTGAAGTAAGGGATAACCTGGAAATCTCTAGGCACAAAGGCTGCTACACCGTTGTAATCTATCCATTTTAAATCAGACATTTGATTCACTCTTAGATTTCTTGCGTTCGATCTTGATACCTGTATCTTGTTCATACATATCTAAGATCTGTTCAACTGTCAGTATATTATCGGAAGTGAGCTTGATTACCCAGTCCTCAAACTCTCTTGCTTCTTCATGACTAGAGGGTTTATAGGCTAGGCCTAGCTCTGTCTCGGAGTAAGGGTTATCATTCTCAGTATCTTCAACTTCTATCCGAATATACCGATGTTCAGGGTCTTTAGTTATGTAGCCCACTGTCCAATAAGTATACATGATTAGCCCTCAGAACGCTCTGTATCGTCTTGTGAGGCGTTTTCAGTGGTATCAGCTGGGGTAGTACCCTCTTCAGCCTGATCGCTCTCAGAATCGCTTACAGTGGCTTCTACGGTGTGTTGCTCATTCAGCTTGGTCAGAATAGCAGGGGTCAGCATAGCCTTGATCTCATCAGTCGGCTCACCACCCAGCTGTTCTTTAGCCCAGGCATCAGCCTTCTCAGCGCTTGGAGTGCCGTCTTCAGCAGTATCCATGCGAGCTACGAATTCGTCAGCGAATTGCTCAGTAGTCATCTCGGTACCCGGTACCATTTGTTCTTCACTCATTATGGTTCTCCATATATAAAACAGTATCAATAAGATCGATAGCTTCTTCTAGTTCATCGATCATATCATCATAGTCAGTATGTTCTCTTACAGATATAAAGACATCTTTTAGAAAGACAAGTTCCAACCTGCTAAGCTCTACTACATTATTCATTAAGCCACTCATCAGGAATCTCCTTGTCTGCATACTTCCAAACCAGCCCCTTGAATGGGCCTCTGCCTTTACCTTCGCAGATGTCAGCGTAAGTAGTCTTCGATTTCTTGCTTATCTTGGCCTTTGACCTTGTGAATACAAAGCGTATGTCAAGATCAGGGTGCTGTTCTTTTATTAATCTGTGCTTCTTACGATCCTCTGCATCCCATAAACCTTTAGTCTCTACGATGATCTGTTTACCAGACCGGGTAGTGATATAAAAGTCAGGGGTATAAGAGCGGGTCTCTGCAGGCTTAGTATACTTAATACGTCCCCACTTGGGTTCGTATTCAAACTGTATTTCCTGGCCTTCTAGGCTCGTGCCTACTGTATTCTCGAGACCGCTCTTATAACTTGCCCTCTCGACAGCACCCTTTTTTGTCTGCCAATTGGGCATACCTCAATCCTTACTTAAACTTCTTAATAACCTGGAGGTATGACTTGTTCTCGATAGCAGCTACTACAGCTTCTACCAGACGGTCATCGATCTTGTTATCACTACGCTTAGCCAGCTTAACCAGCAGGTCGATAACGAGATCTTCCAGTTTACCAAGGAAGAATGCTTTCAGAAAGTTCTTCATTGTGTTTATTCTCCAATAGTTCTAATCTATCTTTTACATCTTCGCCATCTTCTCTGAGTATCCAGAGTAGTCTAGCGTTCTCTATTAAGAATTGGTTCCAGTATGATCCGAATCGTTTCTCATATTGTTCTCGGACATGCGCATACATTTCCAATTCAGTAGAGCAAGTGCTGATATACTTAACCAGACTAGAGGATTTACCGACCCCGTAGAGACCAGGTATATTGTCAGTAGAATCCCCAGTGAGAAGTTGAGTGTAGAAAAAGCGTATAGCATCCAGTTCATTTTGCCACCATAGTGGTTGTTCTTCTTGTTTACCTGCACCCCAGGTGTAGTGCCAGCCAGGTATCATGTGCAGGTCTTTGTCTCTTGAGCAGATAACAGTAGACCTATATGGATGATCCATGTCATAATAAATATCGTTGACCTGCTCAATCCCTAAGATGTCGTCTGCTTCCATGCCATCGATGACAATAGCTCCTCGATGGTAGACCAGGAAGTCACGTATCTTTTCCCACCAGTGAGGTTTCTCTTGAGGTCTGTGTCCTTTGTAGGGCTTGATAGTAGCGACGTCCACCCTAAAATTAGATCTTCCAGATAAATAGATTTGGGATGATTCGGCCCCCACTGCAGAGAAGATGTTCGCAATACGTGCATCCAATCTTGATACGATGAAAGGCCAAGGAAGAGGCTGTTCTCCAGAGGTACCTTTAGCATTACCGAATTCATATGCGAATATATCCCCATCAATTAAAGCATGCATCACTTAACAACCTTTATTGTCTCTCTTCGAAGGGCTAAGTCCAGGTTCTCTTCAAAGGTATTGTCGTTGTAACAAGATGGCTTACATTCAAAGATGCCTGGTACGCCACGCTCATTCATACGTATCATACAGTTACCAGATTCCCAAGCTTCTCGTTTACATTTACGACAATGCATTACTCTTCACCTTTGAACAATGGACGTGTGAAGTCCCGCTCTTCGTTAACATCTATAACCCATTGACATCTCAAAACACCTTGAATAAACCCCAACCATCTATGCTTCTTAGCTTCAGCCATCTTTCGATTAGAGCTAATCTCTGACAACATCCAAAGTAAGTGATGTGTGCTGGTAGGGTTTTTAGGGTCTTCTATAGGGGTAGCTGTTGTGTCATACCCTAAAATTTTCTCACTATACCTGTCGTTCAACACCTTAAAAACATTCATTAGTCATCACCTTATATTGTACACCGTCTTGAGATACTACAGATACATGCTTACTAGTGTACTGTAGGTAATGGCTTCCTTGCCTGCCTAGTACCTGCACCACATCACCATGTTTCACTTAGTAATCAGCACCAGCTTCTTGGGCCAGCACAGCCTTCTCAAGTTCACTACCTTCGTAGTCTAGGTTAGTAGTCAGCTTCTCTTGAATAAACTCAGGGAAATTATTGAATACATCCATGTCCGGTTTCTCGGTATCGAACATGAACATATCGTTCTCGAGTTCAGGTACCGGGAAGCCAGCAGGCACACCACCTACGCCGTTAAGACCGTCGATCTTGATATAACCCTTCTCGTTCTGTACGAGGGTGATCATACACGGCTTACCTAGGAGGGTAGATGCATCGTCGAAGCTGCCACCAAGGGTGCGTACACGAGCATACATCTTAGACTTTTCATTATCACTGTTGGTCACCTCTTCGTGTACCCAGTGGGGACGATCGTCCTGAGTCTTAGAGTTAGGCAGTTCATATGTCAAGCGTACTTTATACGCTGACGGAATCTCTTTACCCTGCCATTCGAAGCCGGGTTGATGGCCCATATCTACGAAGCCGACGAGTCGACCGACATGAGTACCAGCTTCAGGTTGATCAGCAGGTTTACTATTGCTACGGATTTTCATTACTTGTTATCCTCTAATTCTTTAAGTTTCTTTTCGTAAAACCTAATTGATTCTTCTGCGTCCATGATTCTCTCATTCATGTCAGCGATCAAATCGACAAGATCATCTCGAGTATATTCCATCAGTCTACATTCTCCAATTCATCTACATAATCCTCAATCTCATGGGCTTCTAGTCCACTGATCAAGAGACCTATGTATCGTTGTTTCCAATGATTAACTTTCTGCTCTTCAAGCATCAGTTCAGTCTCGAGATGGATTACTTTACTGCGCAATTCTTTGAGTTCTTCTTCATCCAAAATCTCTTGAAGACTTTTAAATTTAAGTTTGTTTTTCTCTACTCTGTTTGTTTCAAAATAAGGTAAGAACATCAATGTGTCTCCGCCCAGTTTTTACCTACCTTAACGTCAGCTTCAATAGGTAAGTTCATATTAAAATGTCTCGTCACTATGACAGTAGCTTCGTGTACAAGTTCCGTAAATCTTTCAACATCTTTAGGTTTGACATCCCACTGTGCCTCGTCATGCATGTCAATTACTTTCCAAGCATCTAGTTTGTTCTCTTTAACGAGGTCGTAGAGTACCTGCCCAACCTTCTTGTGTACTACTGCGCCGTTTCCTTGGAGGAGAGTGTTAAGGGCTTTGTTTCTTTGAAGGCGGCCATCACTTCCTCTTCTAATACGGAGGAGTCCTCCGTCCAATGCTCGTAGGAAACCTCTACCAGCAGATCGTTTAACACCTCGAATGAGTTTTTCAAGCGCTGGATTTGCTCTAAGGAATTCCCTACGTAATCTTCTGCCTGCATCAGCTGTTCCTCCGACAATAGATCCAAGCTTTGCATCTCCAGCGCCATAGTTGAATGCGTAGATAAAAGTTTTAGCATGGTCTCTTGTTGGTAGTCCAGCAAGTTCTTGGTTAAGGACATGGATGTCTCCATTAAGTAGGGTGTCTATGTAGTTTTGATCGCCCATGAAGTGGGCTAGGAGGCGTAGCTCAATACCTTTAAGGTCATAGCCTACCATCTTACGGCCAGGGCTAGCTGTGAATAGAGCTCGCATCTTGTTACCATAGAATGCTAGCTCATTGCCTTCTTTATCGTAGCCTGCCTTAGGTACATTCACTACTCTGCGGTGGGTGAAGCGTCTAGTTGGTGTACCACATGGGTTACCGTCAGCTTCAATGCGGCAGTCAGGTCTTACATTCTTTACCCAACCTTGTATCTGGGATAGTCTGTGAGACCAGAGCTTACGATCCTTGATCATCTTACCTAGACCAGTGTCAAGACCATCACCATCTGCAAACTCTAGCTTGGGTGAGGTACGTTCACCAGTTTCTTTATTGTAGTTGTAAGCTACTGGCTTCCAGCCTAGTTTGAATAAGAGTTCTTTGACCTGTACATCTGAGGATAAGTTCATTCTTTCATAGAATATTCTAGTGAACTCACCTGCTATCATACCCAGTGGTAGGTCTTGCTCATACCAATCAATAATATTCTTACGATACTGACCATCAGCCTTATAAATCTTATCGATTACTACCCCATATGGCCTAGCTTTGTAGGGTGTAAGGTGTTCTAACTCTACATCTAGCTTAGCAATACGTCCTGAGAGCTCCTGTATGGCTTTCTCAGCAGCTTTAAGATCGAAGTAGACCCCTCGCCTAGCCTGCTCACTAACGATCTCCTGCGTGCGTTTCTCGAGCTCACAGGCCTCACTCCAATCATGGCCCTTCATCTCGTCAAGCAAGTATTCATATGTCTTATGGTTAATCTCTACGTCTTGCTGGCAACGATGAAGCATCTCGTCTGAGTACTGGGTCCAGTCCTCGTGCTTAGGTTTAGGTACTCCGAACCTTAAGCCCCACGCTTCAAGAGAATGCGGCCCTGCTCTTGGAGAGAGTCCGACAGGTGCTGGTCTATCTGGATAGCTGAGTCTGCTAAGAACAAGGGTATCGACCAAAGAAGTATGAGAGGCGAGATCAATACCATAAAGCTTATTGATAATATAACGATCAAAATCAAGCTGATTATGGCAGACAACCCTATCATAGTCGCAAAGGTAACCAATGCCGTCTCTAATATTATTAGGCCCAAAGCTTTTAACAACGCCAGTGTCTTGGTCTTTAACCACGATGCACCAGATTTTAGTGGCTTCATGTAAGCCATTAGCTTCTGTATCATAGATTGCTGTCCTCATTGGTATTACTCAAGTGGTTGTGATAGTCCATCATAACTGTAATCAAACTGATCAGGTTCATCGTCATCATCTACACAACAGTCTAGGCAAATATACCTGCTTCCTGTACACATGTAAGGTTGTGCAGGATCGAACTCATGCTGCACTTGAGTGTGGGCTACATCTACAATGTGCTTACACTCACTGCATACTACTGATGTCACTTTCATTCTCCCATTCTTTGTATGAGTATCCACAGTTCCATTGGAATCTTTCTCTTTCATCTGTGTACTCACACTCTTCTCTAGTTTTATTATCATCGAAGGCTCGTTGGCCTCCTACGTATGCGATCTTATCCCAGCTCCACTCTTCCATAGGTGGGGCATCGTATCTGAAATCTTGCATGGTTATTCATCCAGTTCGTAGTGCATGCAGTATCCCTTACTGGGGCCAGCAACAATTTCTTTCAAACAAATTTCACATTTCATTTCTTAATACCTCATTGCCAAGGCAAGCACTGGGAGCAGATGAATCCTCGGATTGTACCTACACCTTCAGCGCTTTCATCGTTGCAAATAATACAAATCATTTTGTGTTACTCCATCCAAATGGTTCTGCAACCCTGGACATTCGACCAGTAGTATCTGAAAAGTTCAAATAATCTGCATCGCCTGTGCGACCTGTGAAGCGACACTTGCCCACAGTAATCAGGCTAGTGTTAGCACAGTATTCATCGGGGTGTTGTTGGTTACGCGTGAGGAATAGGACGTCCCATGACAGCTGCTTGATAGAACCAGAGCCACGGAGATCATCGAGGGAAGGCTTAGCCCCCTCTTCAAAGGGACGGTCAAAACCTGAGGATTTCTTGAGGTGTACTACGAGGAAGATGATTAAGCCAAACTCCTTAGCCATCTTAGCTAGGCGGGTCATGATGGTGTCGATACGTTCTCGCTCACCACCTTCAGAGGCGTACTCGGATACAATGATGGAGAGGTGGTCGAGGTAGATTACCTTGTGGCCTGTAGCTGCTAGATACCTAAGCTTGGTAAACAAGTTTTCATCATCCATGCCACCGAAGTGATCGTACATAGACCACCGGCCATCAGAGAATAGATAATCAAATGCTTGTCGCTCTTCATCTTCAGTTACCTGTACATCGGGGAGTTGTATTCGCTTGTTGAGGTGCAAGGCCATGAGGCCTGCCATTGAATCACTGATGGATTCTTCGAGGGATATGTCTCCCTGCTTCCAGTCAGTGGTAGTGTGATAGTGGTACTTGAGCTCACGTAGGAACTGCGTCTTACCGCAGCCAGAGCCTGAGGCTACAGTGATTACACTGCCAGGCCGTACTCCATAGGTCTTCTTGTTAAGCTCAGTCCATTCACGGGGGTAGGGGTAGGATACGATGTTGGAAGATTCTTTGTACATCTCCCATGCATCTGCAACATTCACAATGTTGTCAGGTTGATACAGCTTAGGCTTCATGAGCAACCACTTAAGGTCCTCACTCTTGCCAGCCATAAGCATTTCATTGGGATCTTTGTACGGAAGGTCTACGTAGTATGACTTGCCCGGTACACACTGACACGCGGCCTTGAGGCCAGCTGCGCCAGCATCATCCTGATCAAATACAAATACTACTTTCTCGTAGCTATTAACGAACTCGGAGTTTTCGGAGAGGGCTTTAGCTGCAGAAGCTGCGCCATGTGGCACGCTTACTACAGCAGGGGAGTAGTCTTGAAGGGAGGAATGTGTGACGAGGGCTTGGTATACGGAGAGGGCATCTAGTTCTCCCTCTGTTACGAAGAGGGTCTTTCCAGCTCGGGCTTCAGACTGCCCGAAGAGATCACATTGAGTGGTTGGCCCAAGGGTTGAGAATGATTTTGACTGAACGTCCCGTACCTTAAAGCGTACAACACGTCCTTTGGAAGTGAGTGGGTAGAAGTGCTGGGTTGGTTCGCCTGATGTCTCGTCGACATGTACGCGTACTCCAAAATGATTTACAGTATCGAATGTTAACCCACGCTCAGGAAGAGCACGGGGCATGTAGGACAGAACGTCCTGTACGGTGGGCATATTCATATGATTCTTCTTATTAGGTGTACTGGGAACACTTGATCCCTTACCTGGTTGAAGGCCAGGGGTTGAATCTCCTTCAGCATGTCGGGATACATTTTTAGTTAGCGGTGTTGACTCGGTGTAACTACAACGGTTACAGTACGCACCGCCATCCTCGAACAAGATCAGGTGGTTCCCAGTACGGTCTCGGCCATGCTTCCTGCATTGAGGGCAGGGTGCATCGCCTATGATCTTACTCCTGTTACGCATAGGAGCTCCCCTTTACTAGCATTTCTGTTCCAAGGCTGCTGTCTTACCCGAGCAGCCAGACTGTCCAGATGATTACTGGTGTCATGACTGCGATTAGACACTGGATTAGCAGATTAGTTCGCACTGCCATTACCCCTTATAGAGAACGCGCAAGTAGGGGACGATCTGATACACGTTACCTTCAGGGTCTTTCAGCTCAACGTACGACAGCTCCATCTCGTCGATCTCGCCGGCATGTACCTTGGCAATGTTCTCCACCATCCGTGTCACTTCAATGAATCTAGGATTAAATTGGCTCACGGGCATACCCATGACTACCTCCAACAGTTACCGACTGCACGACTAAGCAAACTAACCAATTCACTTAGTAGTGCAGCCGGTCTGTGAGGTGTCCACTGCTGATCTGCAGCTACCCCTCTGCAAATTGCGTGAAACTTTCCCCAATTTTTGTTGTCCTAAGAATCATTGTTACGTTGGATACAACTGGGGTTAGTGATTACTGAGTGTGATGCATCATCTGCAACACATCAGTGAACACATCCTTAGTAAATACCCAAAGCTTACTCAGGATAGGCAAGACCTTGGTAGTGAAGATCAAGCTAACCTTCTCCCAATGAAAGAGAGCATACGCCTGGGCCCAAGTAACATAGTTACTCACGTTCCAGGCTACGAGGAACTCCGGTGTCACGTACTTGTGCCACCGCTTCGGCAGGAAGAAGCAGATGAAACGCTTCGTCCAGCTGGTTTTCTTTGGCGGATCTTGTCCGCTGCTCGGATGAGCTACCTGCTTACCCATTCGCAGTTCTCCTTAAACCATCACACACATTCGACGACGCCAACGATCTGACTCCGTCTCCTTACCCATAGCAATCCTTGCTCGGATTACTGTGGACACAGTGCCAGCAAATGCACCAACACTATGTTGAACTAAGGCAAGGTCACTGGGACTCATGCCGAAGTGGGTCATGAAATAAATCATACTTCCCTTCCTTGCCTCCACCCTTCAACTGGGTGAGCCAGCTTAACACGTACATCGTTGTACTCCTTTCAGTCAGCTTGTGAAACCAGCAGCAAGAGTAGAAAGGGGAGAGGATGCAGCTCTCCCAAGAGCTTAGGCTACCTCAAGCTGGCTGATTCGTTCTTGGTCCATATCGTATTCATTACCGATACGGATGAATTCCTCAACCTTCTGGCTGTCACTGAGAGTGGGATTCGCAATGACCTCATCCATCTGGTCGAAGAACTTTTGCGTTTGTCCCAACACAGCAGATTTAAACGCTGAGTATTTCATGGATATAAGCTCCACTAATAGGGACCGGGTAAAGATTATATGCGCTGTCGATACAGGTACAGAGAGCCGTACTCACCTGCACCATTGATTACTTCAGGGTCGTCAAGTGTGCAGGGTACTTCGACCTCAGCCTTCTTGACTGGCTGCTTACTAAACCAATCGCGAGGACCGAACAGCACACAAGCGAGGAAAACCATCACCAAAGCAATGATCCCCTGAAGCGACAGCTTTCGCTGTTGCAGATTCATGACTCGGACTCCATAGGATGTCCCGGTCGATACATCTAGGCCGAGTGCTACTGGTCGGAGTAGCTGGCTACCACGATTTTCTATCCGTTCTACTTGTCTCGTGGCAATCCAGCCAACTACCCCGCCAGTAACACCCGGCCTTTCTTATGTCTGCGTCACGGTCTTTGTTTCTTTACTACTACACCCTAATGAAAAGGTGGGTAGGATTCGAACCTACATCTCACAGAACTCCCAACAAAGACCTATAGCAAAGGACCTTAACCCCCTCTGCTATCGACAAACTCACCACTATAGGGTTGCTAATGCCTATAGGACGAGGTGGAAACACGATACGGCTTTGCTATCACCGCACAATGGGGAGATTAATGACAGCGAGTAAGAAGGGCTCGAACCTCATAGCACATGGATGTCAACCCATGGCACCTTACCACCTTCGGACACTTACTCACTCCCTCTCCCTTATCAAATTCCGGCTGGCGTTCTAGCCGTCCTCCCTTTACAAGGGGAGGTAACCCCAACTTTCTTGGCGCACCTGCGCTTCTCTCTTTCAGGAGGAGCACCGTCCTCCGGGGATTCGAACCCATAGCTCATCACTGTGTCTTCGATCAGCCCGAGGACACGAGCTATCCAGAAAGTCAGGGCGTACAACTCAGCATACAGCATAGCGTACACCTCCTAACATTTGCTTATTGAAGGGAGCTGTCTTGCTGACCAACTCCCTCGGATAAGCAAATCACCGAGCGTTTCGCAGTACCCTGATACGTTGTACCCAGAGCAACACGAACGCAAGGAATGCCAAGCAAAGAGACACGAATGTCCCAGGCTCAGGCATCAGATTGCCTAGCCAGTTGTCGCTACCATTGGCAAGTAGCCATGACATGGTGAGCAACGCTACGGTCTGCAGCACCTGGAAGATAAGCAACACAGACTTAGTCAGCGGAGTCAACAACTCGTAGTCGTTGGTCTTCGCTTCCTGCTGTTGTTGCTTCTGCTTCTGGTTGTTGTTCGGACCCATGAGGTTCCTCCTCGGTAGCCAATTGGGTGAACACATTAGGGCGCTCCCGGTAGAAAGCAGCCCTGTTCCATTTACCGTCCCGGCTGTAGTCCACAAGGATGTGGATAGTCAGGACAATGCCGGTAAACAGCACAGTAAGGATAGCGGCAAAAGCTATCGTGGACACTGTCAATGCAGGTGCAGCAAGAGCAAGCAGCATAACTGCAAACGCTGTTGCAAACACATATGACAGGAACTTACGGTTGTCCATCGTAAGATAGACACCGGTCATCCAGGTTGTGAACGAGTTCATGCTACTTCGTGGAACTCCTCGTCATCATCCCCGTCATCCAGGCGAGCCCGGGCTTCTTCGAGGAATCGTTTCTCTTTACGCACCCGACGTTCCCAACGAGCATTAAGCTGAGCATCACGCTCCAGCTCAGCGTACTCGTCCTTGACAACACGCAAGTACTTCTTCTTGGAGAGATAGTCCAAGATTTCAGCACGTTGTTGTTCCGTGACTTCTTCGCTGAAAGTCTCAACGATGAAATCATGGAAACGGATATGGTCGTGCAAGTCGCCCTCTTCTTCACCACGCTTAAGCTCGTAGTAATTCTTGAGGGCTTGGTTAACGTCATCAAGGTCGTGCCCAATGATCTTGCTGAACACAGCCTTCAGTGCTTCCAGTACCTTCTTGTTCTCGATACCGGTACGTGGGACGACACAGATACGGAACAGATCCGCCTCGATGTCATCACGGTACTTGTCCTTAAAGTCATGCCCGAACATACGGAAGATCCAGTAGAACGGAGACAAGTAGGACTCATACAATGCTTTGAACATAGTTGAGTTACTCCTTCAGTTGGTGATTCATGGTATGTCGGTTACCATGCTAAAGCATACCCCACACTGGGCAGGGTATGCTTGGACATGATAACTAACTGACGTCAGCCAGTCGTACCTGTCGGGTCTTCCTCGATGACGTTACATCGATAGCCAGCGAAGTCCTTATCCCACACTACCAAAGCCAAGTCAATGGCGTAGGTAGTGTTAGGCTCCATGTGGTTCACACAACGGAGACGTACTTGCCAGCCTGTTTCAGGATTGTGAGCTGCGAAAGCAAACTCACCGGGGAACTTGTCCCGATAGGACTTGAGTTCCTCGATCTCCTGCACCTGTGCCTTGTTGATGTCGATCAGCTTGACGTTAGCAGCACCGAATGCAGCAACGCCGCTGGCCATCACCACAAGGATCACGGCGTAGATGAGGCCTTTCTTGTTTGAGACCACAGTTAGCAGTCCTCCTTACCGAAGAAGGCATGGTCCCCGATGACAGCCTTGAGGACTAGGCCCTCGTCGCTGTTACCTTGGAGCGCTTGCCTTGACCACTTCACATCCCACATAATATCCTTAACAAGGTAGTGGGTGGCACCGCACGTCATGTCACGGTGATGGTCATCGAAGTACATTTCCTTCGCCAGTGCAGTCACCTGTTCCAAGTCCTCGTTGTATTGAGGTACCCGGTCGGGGTTCATGTTAGCGAAGCTGAATTGCTTGTTATCAAAGATCGTTTCACACATGGTAGTGTTGCCACGATACTCACCTTCGGTACGATTCTTGATGACATCGTACACCCAGCGGATACCAAGCTCGGGTTCACCACCAGCCTCGAAGAAGAGAGCCCGGATTACACAGTCAAGCTGCTCCGCATCGAAGGCGGCATTACGCTTGACCCCCTGCTTCACCGTATCAGCATTGTGCTCGAACACCTGCTCAAGGGTTACCGCAGTTTCAGTAGGGATCTTCTGTGCAGACTCACCTGACGAGCCCATGGGGATGTCGCCACCATCATCCAAGAATTCTTTCTTCTTCTTGGACAACCATGACTTAAGCTCATCAATGGTGCCGGGGTCTTCCAAGTCATCAGGCTTGGAGGGAACCACGTCCTGCTTTTCCACCGGCTGAGGCTTGTCGACAGTATCAACCGCCGCAACCTCGGTGTCACCTTCAGCAGCGTAGGCCTTATCGTACACGGCCAGGCCAACAATCAAAGCGAGTGCTGCCAGGATAGTGTAGAGTTGCCAACGGCGAAGGATCACCGGCTTCTTGTCTTCATCATGCATTTAAGTTTAACCTCCTTGGTGCTTCAATTAACACCGGTCAGGGTACTAACCCTTCAAGTGCAGTCGGTAACCGCTGAAGAATCAATACCCTGTGCAGTGTTAACTGCCACTGTCTCGCTTCGCTGTTTTCCCTGGCGTGCAAGCAGGCCGCCACATGCACATTGGGTTTGAGTAATGGCCTGCCTGCTTGCTCATCCACTGGGTTTGGATGGCGGTACTTATCCAGCTCCGCTTGACGGAGTCTGCTACTATGCATGGAACAGCATTGGGTTTGCTGCTGTGCATAGCTGCGCTCCTCCCGGACTAACCTGCTCTCGCTCCAGGCTCACCACCTGGTACGCTTTTTAGGGAGCATACCCATTTAGCTTGGCCGGGGACACTTCATACTGCTTACCAAAATTACTGCTGGTTGTTCTGTTGCTTCTGTTGCTGCTGATTATTCCCCTTATTTTTCCCTTGCTGTTGCTGTTGCTGGTTACGGGAGTTGTCATGGAAGATAAAGTCTTTCGTCAGCCTGCCTGCGTCTTTATCGAGACGAAAGCCAGGCGGAAGAGGAGCTTCTTCCAGTGTGAAGTAAGTGACCGTGCGCTTACGCTTCAGCTCCTTACGTTCACCCTCCACTTGCTTGATGACCTTGATGCTGGGAATACCTACCTTGCGGAACCAGTATCGCCAGTCACGAGTACCGCCATGATCGACAAGATGATTGCGGTAGTCTTGGTCAACCAGCTTAACCTTGTTAGTCAGATGCTTGTTCTCATCATCCAACTCTTTGCCAAGCTTCTTGAGTTCGGCTTGCAGCTTACGCTGCTTACGTTCCAGATAGTTCTTCCGATTACTCAGATTACTAACAGGAAAGAAGAAGCCGAGGATCAAGCGCTCGTACATGTAGCCTACATTCTCGGTATAAAGAACCCGATGGACAGGCCACACAAACCAGGGAATAACCGCCAGCCCTATCATGCTCAGTAGAGCTAGCATCTCGTACATAACATGTACTCCTTGATGTTGCGAATGTTAACCCAGCTAAAGGGGTAGACACTGGGCTTTCCTTACCGAAGAAGACAGTCGGTTAACTGCACTGGCTCTTCTCTTTTTAACGTGGAGTAGTACCAGCCCCCTTCGCCACGGCCCCAGTTGCACTTCACTCGGGGCTAAGCTTTCTTGCTTCACATAGATAGGGGATAGGTGGAAAAGCCCGAGGAGATTGGACGTCCAACGGGAAGGGCCACGAGCAGCCGACCTATGCTATGTGCAAACGACGATACTAATTGCCAGTGTATACGCTGGTCTTGAGTGTAACAATTCCACCACCACCGCAGGCTAGTGCTGCACTTTCTCTCCGTGTACTGAGGTTGGGTTCGGGCTTTTCGTCGGTGCCTAGGATGTGCCTCTCCCACCTCCCCAACTGATCACCAATGTACCCAGGAGAAGGAGTCTTGCCCTGTTCACTACCGTGTAGGAGTTGAACCTACTGCTCACTGCTTTTCACACAGCTGCCACCTCACACTAGTTACTAACGCTGCAAGATACCCCTGTTTACCATTGCAGATAAACATTATGACTATCGGTTGGATCTGATTCTCAACCTATTGAGCAATGCATAGACAGTGCATCACGCCTTGATGGGGACATCCAATCGATCCTTACCCAAGTCCTCTACCTTAGAGAGGTCGAGAGTCGAACTCGAGATACGATTGGTGGAGTCAATACCATCAGTGTCACCGAGCAAGATTAATCCCTCCTTGCTACGCGGTATCACTACCTTCTTGCCGAGGTAAATACCAGATTCAGAGAACTCATCCTCGGGTACATCCTGGGCTACGGCATTGATCGCCATAGAGATAGGGTCGTGGTCGTAGTTGCGATTGACTGGCTTACCCGTTAGATTTTCCAGCCATACCACATCGTACGAGTCATCATGAGCAACCTTATCTCGGAGAATTTGCTGGGTGATTTTCTTAACCACAGCCTGATCAACCTTGTGGTTGAATTCCTCCAGGTCTAGTGGTGCAACGTCCTTTGCTCCGTAGTCACGGTAAAGAACAGGCTCATTCATCCATGACATGAGACTACGGCCCCAGCTGCGCAGTTTGCCAACGGCCTTACCGATGACCGATTGCCGCTTAGGTAATACAATCTGTTCATGTACAGGTACACTGTCCAGAAAGGAGAGTGTATGCTGTAGACGAGCAGCGTACTGTGAGCCTGATCGCTCGACCACACCATGTTCTTCAGGGTCGGCGTTATCCATCAGCCACCGTTGGTATTGGATGAGGTCATCACCCCGTACCCAGTAGCTCAACCACTTTGATGTGTCGTCTCGATCAACATGAGAGACACTGCCCCTGCTGTTCTGTTGGGGAACAGGGGTAGACCGTGGGTACAACATGGTTCGACGTGTGGTATGTTCAGGTACCAAGCGCCGATCCATACGAGCGTGAGGTAGCCAGCAGCTTTGATGCACCCGGCGATACTCACGTTCCCACTTCATGATCTCCAATTGGCAAGGTTCACCCTGATCGTAGCTAGCATTGAGAGGGCAGGTACCCTGAAACTGAAGATGTTTGTGGTCTTGCTCATACCATAGACGTAAGAGTTCACCGTACGTCCAGGTATTAAACTCGCTGCCGATGTCAGAGGGGTAGAACAACTGATCGACTGCATAGTCAGAGAGCATACTGTCTTCCTCGATAAGGACATTATCAGAGGGAGAGAAGTAGCACGAGGCTTGCTCCATGGTATACAGGAAATCAATCTCTTTCATACGAGCAGTACGAGTGTATTCATCAGGGCTTTCCGGATCGTGCCAGTCTACCCAGACTTCCTCACCCTTGGTGTAAGCGTACGAACAAGGAGACAAACGATAGTATCCGTGATCGTAGAGCTCCATCGCCGCTGTTATGGCGATGTTTTGCAGGGCAAGCATTCGGTTTGATGCCATGTCGCTAGCATCGGACGGGCTGACTCCACTATTGAAAGTCTCTGCTACCCAGGGTTCATCGTCGATGTCCCAAGGAGGAAGCCAGTCTTGCTCGGCGTCATTCAGAGTGGTGATGTAGTCAGCGAACTCACCATAGCGGCTGCTGCTCCACGGAATAAACCGTTTGCTGCAGCTTGGATAGGCTGTTAACTTTAGCCCACCCTCAGTGGCCACTGCACTGATACGTTCGTCGTCCAACACAGCTTCTTCATGTTGATAGGGCCGGTCGGAGGACTGGTCTTTCGTAGCCAACCACTTACGCATGTGGGTCTCGACAGGCGAGGGAGGTAAGCTAGGCTGTTGGTCCTGGTTTGCAGCTTTCCGTTGGCGAAGGGCGGACCAGCCCCAGCCTTTGGTCCTTGTGTTCAGCTCGGGATCGGGGCGTGTGATCTGTTCATCCCCGAAGCTACCGCCGCGTGACTGCTGTGAGTTAGCCGTCCGGCTGATCGCTTCAGCCCGAGCATCTTTCAGTGCCGTCTCGAAATCGACGACGTTGTTCCAGTTCACCCGACACACAGGGCCGGGCCGTTGAGGGGGGCAGGTCAGACTAACACCGTCATGCTTAGGGTCAGGCATAAAGCGCTTACCCATAGGCGTGAAGATGCGTGCGTTACAACAAAGATTAGCCAGGGCCTGCATCATAGGGATGCCTTCCCAAGTATCCTTGCCGTAATGGTAGTTCCATGTAGGCAACCAGTTCTTACTGCCCCCACCACCGCCGTTGCTACCTGAAGAGGCGGCATAAGGTGGGTCAAAGGGTGGCTCATCACGATAGCTACGGCCATGAGCGTACACGGGCAGCTGTTTCACTGCCTGTTGCATGCTGATGACAGGCGCTATAGCTTGGGCCAACGGTTTCTTGTTACCATTGGGTTTGGTAACTCGCTTTACCCCACCACCAGGCGGCGGACGCTGCTTCTTAGCAAGCATCGCCATGATGTGTTACTCCTTCAGTGGGTTTGAAGTATTCACTATCACGGCTATTGCGCGCAGACGCGATCGGTCACTTGTTGCTATTACTAAGCAGGACTCGAACCCGCACCTCTCCCTTCGACTAAGAGGCTCTATCCTATTAAGCTATTAGTAATAACAATGTGTCTGCCAGTTCCACCACTCCCGACATGGGAGGCAGGACTCGAACCTGCACAAGCGTACACTTGGCTGATGCTGCATCCAAAAGCCTGTGTAGCATGCGCGAATAGCCGCGCAGCGTATGATGGTACAGATAATCAAGCGTCTATGTTTTAATTGCTTCAGCTCAAGGTCGTAGGTGTTGGTTGTACCTCGTGCCCGGGCGTTACGCTGATCAGGCCTTCACGCACACGATGACATGGAACAACATACGGTTGGTATAACATCGTGCTACTGCTGTAAGCAATCTTCAGCCCGGCTGTTAAGCCTGTCTTAGGCTGGTGTTTCAGGTTAGGGTCGTACTCAGGCACCCCATGAGACGGCCTGTAACGCACGCTGAGAGCCTTATCTAGCGAGCAGTAGGGAGGCCCAGGTGATGGCTGGAAGGCAGCTGTAATGGGTTTACAGAAGCTTGTAGCCGTATGCATTAGCCTGTTGCTGGGGTTGTTAGGCAGTAATCTGTTGGGCTGTCCTGTCAACCGACAGCTTAACCAGTATGCCTGGTAGGTAGGAGCTGGTCTAACAGTGGGTTAGTTATTGCACACCACTCGTACCAATTACCTGACTAAAGCAGACTGATTAAGCCTGCTTGATGTCAGATAACTGGACCAGCTTAGCTTTGATTCCTTTACGATACTGAACGTAAGTATAGCACAGTCGTACCCGTGCCTTAACTTCCTTACGCTTGCGTCGCTTCCCATTCTTGTCCGTGTAAGTCAAACAATTTTCTTCATCCCTTGCAGCTCGACGTGCTGCTTGATGAAAGCCTGCTATCATAGCGTTAGCAAACATGATGTTACTCCTAACTGAAAAGAATATGTCCCCACCACAAGCCTAGTGAGAACATGGTTATCATGACGAACCATTTCGTTTTAGTGTTTTCTTTTTCTAATCTAATTACTTCTTGTGTTAGTCGATAGTTCTCCATCCCTTCTTCAATGAGCTGATACTTGAGGTCATTCAACTCAGTGTTGATGTTGAAATCTTCAAGGTTCATTGTGTTTCTCCGATTGAATACACACTGTTTATTCTTTGCAAGAATACACACTAGGGTAGAGTCCAACACTGACCCCATAGTGTACACCTAACAGCAAAGGATACCGAGCTTTACATTGATTCGACCATGCATATATATATATATATATATATTGCTTATGGCGTACAACAATGCAACTGCTCCTCTCCGAGAATCGCTGTCGATGTAC